CTATAATAACATAATTTCCCTGTAAGGTCAAAGTATCTGAACTAGTGTTTCCATTTGCCACAATGAGTAAATCGCCAGGAACTCTTGCTACATAACTATCATAACCCCCCCAGATAAAGCCATAATTATCAGCCATTATAATATCTCCTGCGGATAATGTTATATTTCCAATAGGCAAATTAATACTACAATGAACCGTCAAAGAATTTCCTGACTTATTAAGATCCTGAATTTCTGCCTCTCTTGTTGCTGTTGCTTTCCTAACTGAAAAATCATCCAGGATCCCTGCAGATTTATGCAGTTCAATTTCCTGAAAAGGTTTCTGTTCTAATTGTTTCTTTATAGATTTCATTTAAAAGATATGATTAAGAATTATATAAATCTTTATGCAGCTTTCACAATAGCAAACCAGACTTGGTTTCCTGAAACATAAGAAACTAGTAAATCAGCAACTAGAACTTGTCCGGACAAGCCTGTATCTATTTCAGTGCTATCACCAACATTATAAGGTCCTAGAATAGTTATATCACCGGCTGCCATTTTATGCTGAAGTCACCAGCTTTGCCGAACCTGCCCAGAAATAAAGTTTAGATCCTGACATCCATAATGCTCCGGACATTTTTTGTTCATTTGCAAGTCCTGCATGTGGTGGGACAACAAGACATGAAGGAATACATAAATCTCCGATAAGATCAACCATTTTAAGCCCTCACATTTGTCAATAAACAAAGGCTTTCAGGATCTGTTAGTTGACAGACACCTATTTCAGATGCTCTAATGGTATATTTTTTTTGAGGATCAACTATTACATCAACAGTCAAAGGTTGTGTTTGTTTCCAGGTTCCGCATATTTTTGCAATTCCAACAAGAACATAATCATTTGTGATCACAGGAGTTACATAAATTTTTAATCTTAGTAAACTTCCAACTAAACCATTCTCATTATTTCCAGCAACACTGAATGTTGGATGATTTACAACTTTTGAATTTGTCATAAGATATGTGTATGTTGCTTCATTCATTGCAACAAAGCCTCTCCCTGATGATAATATTGGATATCTGTCTGTAGAGATTGCTTCAATACATCTAGCAAGATCAAAGACAGGATCACGATTTGGTAAAGTTGGAGAATCCCATTCATAACCTGAAGTGATAGCGACGGTGTTTAAACCAGTTCCAACAAAATTTACTGTAAGGGTATTTACAATTTTGTTATCAACTGAATAAACAACAGCATCTGTAATGTCTGAGATTGTTTCAGTTTCTGTTGCTATATTTGAAGTTAAAATATCCTGCCAATAAATTACACCTTCTCCCCCATGTTGAGTGATCACTGCATGCGCTAATGTAGTTCCTCTTTCCATGAATGGAAATTCTCCACCTCTTGGAATTGAACCAACAGAAGATCCTGTTCCTGCAGTCAATGAAGTTGCAGTTTTTTGATAGAATGAATTATCCCATGAGTTAGAAGATGAAGTCATAACAAGTTCTTTCATAACATATCTCTTTTTAGCAAAGCCTTTAATATCCCTTTCCCAGGTTTGTTTTCTTGTATCTGCTTCTGAAAATGTATCTACCATATTAATTGCTTAACCTCACTCTGTCAACACCGGTTGATGTTCCAACTTCTTCTAATGTTCCAATTACAGATCCTGTCAATAGATCACCAGCAACTGCAGCCCTGTACATATTTGCACCTGACATAACAATCTTTGTTCCAACTGCAGAAGTAATTGTACTAGAATTTTTTAAATCAAAAACACCATCATTAAAAGCCACACCAATAGTCACAACACCATCAGATGCTGTTTTTTCTTCAATAGCAATTCCGCCATAAGGAACACCAGTATCTGTTGCTACTGATGGATAAACAAAATTTGTTCCTGATATTCTTAGAATAGTACCTTTTGGAATAGCCACAGCATCATAACACTGTCTAGTTATAGTATTTTTGTTATCAACGATCTTAACTGCTTCGTTTGCCATGCTTTTTACTACTTCTTTCTAGTATTTAAATTATTCGGTATAGCGATTATTTCTCTCATTTCCTTTACAAATGGATTATATCTGTTTGAAACCTCAGTTTCTGCCTCACACATTCCCTTATTTAGCCACCACCATCCTAAAACATAGCACACAATCGCATACAGCCCCGCAACAAGCATAATTAATTTTGGGTTAGGCATTGCTATGCCTAATAACACAAGCGGGTATCTTAGATAGTTTGTAACACTCATGCCTGTATCAAAATATCTTTTATGCAAAGCGAACTTAAGAAATCTAAATGAATTCTGTGCCATCTTCAAACTCTTTATCATCTTTTATTCCCAGGCCAATAATTTCAATATGCTCTAAATGAATAGGAAGTTTCATCACTTTATCATCAATATTTTCAATTGGTTTCAGATGAGCAAATTTCCTAAACCATTTTATATATTTTTTTAAATATCCCATTGAGGCCTGGCCCTGCAATCCTTTTTCGCCCCCTAAAGTATTAACCATGCAGTCAAGATGTTCTTTAGGAAATATTATTTCAACAAGCTGTACCGGATTAGCCATAACATTCAAAACACCTTTTCCTGCACTTTTATGATCAAACGGCAGATATTTTCCATTAAGATCATCAATTGTCCTTTCAACATCCATCTTTCTCCCTCTCATAATTACAAACATATGCATTTTATTTTGTTAGAAATAAACATCCTCCAATATTATTTTTATACTGTATTAATCCATTTGCTATCATTTGTTGATCAACATCAACATCTATTTTTTTTAGTTCAAGCAACTTAAAACCCACCTTAGCAACATAATCAATTGTAGCTTTAACACCTGCCCCATAGCCAACAGCAAAGCCCAGCAATAAAGCAAATACAACCATAACTATTATCAAAATATTATCCAATTTCTTTTACCTCAGGAATTTCTTTTATTTTTTCTTCACACAATTCAATAATTTTTTTAGCCATCTCAATTTGAATCAGATTTGTTTTAATCAGATTTTCATTATTGAACTTATTAGTTTCCCAATCTTGTTTTGTAATTTCCATTTTATATTTTAACACTTGGTGTTGGATCCATTCCTGTCCCAGCATATCTTAATTTAGCTTCTCTTTCCCATTTCTCGTCTGCAGTTTCTGCCTTTGGTTGTGATTGTCCTGCATAACTTCTTCCATTAACAAGCATTTCAGCTGTTGCTTTTTCAATTCTAATCCTTTCTTTTCTTGTTTCTTCCAGGATATTCTTAGTTTCTTCCAAAACTTTTTTTGCTTCATCAACCGGATTTGTTTCTATTAAAGCCTCTACAACTTCATCAATTTTTTTTTCTATTTCTTCCATTATACAAATTTAAATAATTTAGTCTGACAGTATTCTTTTTCTTCTTTAGTCCAATAATCCTTAAATTTATTTATAGCGACAATTCCAGATGTAGCCAACGCAGCCACAAAACCCTGCCATGATATTCCGGTCAAAATACTTCCTAAAAAAACAAGGCCTCCGGCAAGCAATGAATTAATAATATTCCATATAATCTCTTTTCTCTGATTATCTTTTGCTTTTGTATATTGATTTGCCATTATTTTCTCATCACATTATTTATCTTTCCTGCTTTTTTATTGTCTTGCCCAGGAGTTGAAACAGATGGTTTTCCAAATGCTCCGCCGGGCGCAGTTGTCATTGCTGGCTCAAGAGATGCTGGAAATTCAAAATTAATTTCTAATCCTAACTGCATTTTTATTTGTTCTTCCAAAAATTTCTGGATCCTTTCAATTCTTTGCTGATAAGCGAGATAAACTATTTTTGCAGATGCTTCAGTTGTTCCAACACTCCAGCCTAAAATAACTTCTGGCACTCCGCATGCAGTGACAAAAGCCCGGATTAAATCATTTGCATATGTTATTGCATCCTGGGCATTTTGCACATTTTCTCCAGGTACTGGCGCAAGAGTTCCTTTTGGGATCACAATAATATCACATTTCTTATATCCTGTTGCGAGTTTTGATTCAACTTCTGCATTAGTTGTTTCATCATCTGTGTTTGATTCAAATAATCTTTGAGGTTTTACAATCCTATGAAATCTAATTCCAAGATCTTCCTGCAGTTGTTTTATTTGATTTATAATTGGCATTGCTCTTTCTGCATAAGGTTTTCCATGGGTTTCATCAGCGAGTCTATTCCAGGATAAATGAAAAATTTCCTTTGGTTTGAATGGTCTTAATTTCTGTTTTGTCGTTGGATTAACCTGATCATATCTTGAGATTATTCCTGAGGGATTATAGATCACTTGCAAGTTTCCTGGATTAAGAGGTTTTAGATTTGTCAATCTTCCGGCTTTATCTTTTACAATCTCTGCAAAACTATCACCACAAATTAACATAACTCTTGAAAGATTTTCAAATATAGAATTTGCATCATCTTTCCCATTTCCTTTTATTTTTTCTAATTTTTCAACATCCTTTCCTGTGAATCCTTTCCCAACAGTCCAAACTGCCAGAGTATCCATTGTCTGCGCAAATATTGGCACATCCATATAAGAACCATGCCATAACGCCCAATCAGTGATCCATGATGTATCAGAAATAGAATTTACTCCATCAGTATTTATTGAAGATCCAACATAATAATCACCTTCCAATAATTGGTTAACATAATCAGAACTAGCAACTGTGCTATTCACTGCACTTGAAAGATTCATATTATCAGCCATTTTAACATTAAATCACATCAATATTTAAATGTTTTGCCATGGAATTTTTTTCCAGTCATTGTCATCTATGCAGAAATATAAATTAGTTGCATCAAATCTCATTTCTCCTTTTTCTCCTTCACTTGATGCTGTTGGAGTATTTTCATCAGTGAGCAAAATTACTCTATCGTTTCCTTCAACCATATACAAATTTCAGAATATCTGATTTTTTTAATTCATTAATATAAGTTTCTGCTTCATTTCGCAAAGTTTCTTTCATACTTTCAGCCTCTAATCTTGAAGTATACCCATACATGTTATAATTTATTACTTTTATTGCCGCTAGATTTGAAATTATTTCATCAATAATATATTTTGTGTTTGCATTTAAACTTGGATATCTTGCTGTCCAATCTACTTTCGTTCTTGCATTCAAGACACTCTCAGCTTTTTGCACATAGTTAGAAATATTTGCTAATGCATTTGCATCTGCTCCATCACCCGCTTTTTCAATAACATCAGAATACTGAGATAATGTTCCGGTCCATGTTTTTCCCCATACTTTGAAAGTTAATCCATCAGCATCTGTATCAATGTTTATTGACGTCCATGTCACTCCGTCCTGGCTTAATTTTGCATTTCCAGGCAGATAAACATCTGTGTTGCTTCCATTCCATTTTGTGCATGCGATTTTTGTTGCACTTCCATTATATAGAACTATTGCATAACTTAATCCAGCCTGTAAAGTTGCTCCCTTAAATCCTGTGAAGCTATTCCAGGCATTATCAGTAATATTATTTGCTACAATTGTACTTGCTTCATCAATTACATTTGTCACTTGCCCGGCTGAAACATTTCTTATTGTGCATAATAAATTTCCTGCTGATGCCCCGACTTTTGTTAATTTTAGATCAACCTGTTCTAAAGTAAATGTTTCATTAGTTCCCACAGTTCCTATTGTAAAAATTTGAGCTAAGAATATTGGAAAATCAATATTATGAACATCCAGATAATCTCCATGAGTTGCATCTCCAACTCCGTTATCAGTTTCATTTCTTTCATACAGATATGTTGCCATGCTTAGAATGAATGCACAAACATATTTAAACTTTTGTCATTTGTTGCTTCCCACACAGCCCTTATAATTCCCTCAGTAACATGTGAATAACTGCCGAAAATCTTATCTTCATCCCATTGAATGCTCGATAAACTCGCCTTAACTTCATCATCATCCAGGAGTTTTATTTTCTTGTTTTCCATTAGGCTCAAAAGATTTAAATACATATCTTCTTTTAGAAGTTTCCGGGATTTCTCACCATCTGCATCAATAAACTTTGATGCATTGTTTAGAGCATCTGTTTTTCTTTTTGTCTGATTGTTATCCATTAACTCACTCCAGACACCAAAACCTGGTCCTCCATCATCAATCCCTATTTTTTTGACATTATATATACTGTCTAAAATTAATACCCTTTTTGTTGTATCTGTTGTTAAATTTCTTTTTTCAATGATATTCTCTCTGTGTTCAATATTTTTATTTGCTAGTTTTTCCACGACTTCAAAAGTGCATTCATCTTTTCCAAATCCAGCAACGTCAACACCCAGATAAGTTTTCATGCCAAAATAAGGCTGTCTTTTCAACACACAAATTTCTTTGATCAAGTCATCATCAAATATCCTTTTTAATTCATCAGTGAAAACTGCCAGATACTCCTGCGCATAAGCTAATCTTGTCATATTTTTCTTTCTTTCTTCCAAGAATTCTTTTGAATGTCTTGGACAATCTTCCGCACTTACATAAAATTTTTTAAATTTTTCATTCTTTGAACATTTATAGAAATATTTTTCGGTACCATCTTTGTGCTTTTTTCCAAATGGTGTACTTGCAATATCCATACTTCCTTTTGTGATGGATAAACAAGGCTCAACAGCAATAAAGAATTCTTCACTCATTCTTGATCCTTCATCAATCATAAGTTTTTTTATAGTGAGGCCTCTTAGGCCTTCACCTGTTTCTCCTGCAGCATAACAAAGTATTCCTGTGCCGTTTTTGAATTCTATCTTATGCATTGTTGGTTTGTCTTTTCCTGTGCATATATGATTATAATAAATTTGAGTTGCATAACTCAATGCTTTAGCTAACATGTGATAACCTTGTTTTTCTGTGATACTGCATATAAGAATATATTCTCCCTTCTTGAAATGATTGATGCATAACTCTACAGATTTTATACTCATCCCTGCTGTTTTACCTGATTGTCTTCCACAAAGCAGAAAACAATCCTGGTTAGGATCTGAATCGATATAATCCTTCTGCCACTGATCCAATGTTAACCATGGCTGATTGATATCAAAAAGAGGTGTTATAGTATCGGGTATGCTTTTTACTATAAAATTTTCTGTGGGATCCATATTCATTATACTCTATTTATTGTTTAAAACTCGCTAATAAGTGATATTTTTATGACAATCAACACAAAGACATTGCAACTGAGATGAATCACATAATAGTTTGTCTTGTATAATATTGATTAACTCATCCCAATCAATCGTATTGATATGATGACATTCAATCTTTATTTCTTGTCCTTTCTTTGTTGTTTGTTTTTTCTTACATATCTGACATGTGTAATGTTCACGCTTCATAGTTTCAGATCTTTCAACACTCTTAACAAACAATCTCCTTAGTTCACCTTTGATTCTAGATCTTGGAGTTCTCATATTCTAAACACTTATTTATTTCATCATTTGGATTTGGTTTAGGTCTTGGATTCTCTTTTTTAATGAATGATAATATTGAATAACCTTTCTTTGTATTTATATCATCTAAGATATAGGTATAATTATTATATTCTTCATCACTCATTTCTCTATGTTCAGGATTAAGTTCTTTATAGAATTCAAGAATCCACTTTCTTCTATATGCTTCATTTGATTCTTTTATTTTTTGCTTATATTCATCTGTTTGATATTTTTTCAATTCTTCTTCTTGTTTCTTTTTTATTTCAGTTAACTCTTTATCAACTTCTTCAATGATATGTTGTTTTGATTCAACTTCAACTCTAAATTTATTTTCAAAATCAAATAGTTCTGCCATCTTGTATTTTTTTCATTGCCTCCATTTCAATTAATGCAATTCTTTTCTTTTCTTCAAGAATTTTTATTCTTTCATCAATAGGAAGATTATCAATAGAACTTATTTGAAAATGTTTTTTTAGAAGATCATTAATTAATTCACTTCTATTTGGAATTGATTTTAAATTCTCTCTGTTATCATCACTAGCATAAAACATAATTGGATATCCCATTATTATTTTATGATTCTAGGCTTTATATACTTTTCTATATTATAATATAATAATATAATAATATAATATATATAAATAATAATAAAGTTCCATGTGCTCCATAGGAAATACCTTTATAAAGACCTTCATTTCCGATGGAAATAATAATAGTCGGGCGGTAGCCCGCAGGCTACCGCAGTTTGCCCGCAGGCAAACACCGTAGCGCACGGAGTGCGCTACCTGTGCCAAGCCTTTAATTGCTTGGCACAAGCTGGCGTAAGCCAGCCAAATAGTGAGCCAAGCCAATGGCGAACGGGAGCCATAGCCATGGCGGGCAAGAGTTTGTACAATGCTTGATTATGCGAACTTTTATAGCATAAAAGTTGCCGAAGCCTTGCGCATAATCATTGTATTGTGCGAATTCTTGCAGTTTGCCCTCACCTCGAGATTTAGGATTGAGCCTTGTGGGAACCCATCGCAATGGGGCTAGGGTCAATCTTTAATCTCAGAGTTGTGAGTGGCAAACACCTGATAGCAATCAGCTAATTTTAGAGCCATGGCTTACGCCAAGCCATGCAAAAAGCCCTGCCTTAGGGCGCAAACAGCCTTCAGGCTGCAAATCGGTTTAATTCCTAGCCCTGGTCCATGCATAAGCGAATCGCTTGATAAGAAATTTGGCTGTGTGACTATCACACAGCCAAGTAAAGAAACTTAATAAGCTTTTCGATTAGCTGGCTTTGCTAGGAATGGTTGTTTCAAATTCAGTTCTTGCTTGTTTCACTAAAGCAATGCTTATTCCCATCAGGTCCTGGGCAGTGCTTTCCTTTGCATTTTCCACCAACTTGCAAAAGATATCCTTAGCATAAGAAACATACATTGTTGTATTATCTCGTACAACAGGAACCTTTGTTTCCTGTTGAGCTTTTCCAAAGTTTGATGGCTTTGTTGGAGTTGGATCTAACTCATCTTCCTCCTGAGCATCTCCAATAAACTTTCTGATATTCTTGAAACCTTTTTCTTCATCAACTGCAATTTCAACACAGACAATTTCACCTTCTCTTTCCTTCAATGCATCAATTATATCTTTTTCAAATGCTGACATCCAGCCTTGAGAAGTCTTAAACCTAGTATATCTTTTTCCATTCTGTGATTTTTTATCTTCAAAATCTTCAATTTCAATGTTTATTTTTTGGTTTGTCATCTCATCACGTACCTCCTTACAATCAATCATATTATATAACAATGCCTGGATTTGAACCAGGGATCTCTGGCTTATGGAGCCAGCGGATTAACCAGGCTTTCCCACACTGTTTTAAAAAAAAATTATTTAAATTTATAAATTATCCCGCAATATTTCTGATGTGGAGATCTTGGATCAACATAGTTCTTCTTTGAAACTATAGATCTATTCTTCCATGTGTTCTTGTTCAAAGTCACCTTTGAGCAATCTTTGCTTACCTTGTAGACCTTCACATCATTATATTTTTTTGCATCAGTATAAACATTCTTTGTGGTTATGTCATAGCTATGGGCAATCACTGAACCTGCAATCATGCTTATAAGCGCAATCATTGCAATTATTCCTATTAGTTTTTTCATTTTTCTTTTTCCCCCCTTTCATTTTTGCTTTATAATAATTTGAACAACTTCTGCATAATCTTGATGGACATCTGCTTGGTCCACAGATCTTTATTCCACAGCATTCGCATTTGTTCATATCAGTTTATCTCCAAATATTTTATCTATATCTTCCTCAATTTCCATTATAATCTTTTGAATAATTATAGCCTCTTGTCTTCCATCATTTTGGTCTTTTCTTAATGCGGTTTTATCTTTCAACAATCTCACAGCTTCTTTGACATCTTCTTCCATAAAATATATTTTGTTTATACTATCTTGCTCTAATCTGGCCTTAATCCTTTCAGATAAACAAAATCTTTCACTCAAATTAAATTCAGTTATCATTTTCTGCATGAAACAATTATTGAAATTGTCCCCCTATCGTAGCAAATCTTAGTTCCTACAATCTTGCAAAACTTGCAAGTTGTGCATTTCTTTTTGCATTTTTTCATTTTAATTCCACTTAGTAATGGGTTCTTCTAAAATCCATTCTAATAAATTTATTATTACTTCTTGCGATTTTTCATTTATCTTAAAACTTGTAGGATTCTTTTTCAATGCTTCTAAACAAACTTTGAGTTCTTTTTTATTTTTCATTTTGTTGGAAATATTAATTTATTTATCATTGATTTTTCATTAGGTATGATTTTTTGAGGAGGAACACAATCAAAGCATATTGGAGCATTGTCAATCACCTAGTGCTTTAAGACCATTTCACCACATAAATTGCAAATCTTTTCTTTATATCTTGATATGTTCATTTTAATCCTCTCTCGAAATTTATCTTAAGCTTCAATACAAACTCTTCCCAAGACAAAGTATCACCCTTGATCATTTCATACCTGGCCTTGAGATTTGCAAGTGCGAAAAAATCTTTCTCATTCTTGAATTCCAAATTTATATATTTTGTCATAATAGGGTGTCAGCAGGCAAGTGGTGAACCTGCTGACTAAGAAAACTAAGATTCCTTACTATTTAAATCTTTCTATTTTCATCATTTTGTCGTTGCTGATAGAATTCCTCATTATGCTCCAACTCTAAATAAACTAAGGTTAGCGTGTTCTACTATTATATTATTTGCTGCCGTGTGGTTTGATACTGCAAATTTTATTAAATCACTACTTGTAAGAGTTATGATCCCTGTTCCACTTATACATACTGGTTTATTTGCTGTTATTGAATTACCATGATTTGTTAAGTTTGCCTGCACTGTTGAATTTATCATTATTGTTGTTTCTATGTCTTGATTTGCCGAAGCTGTATATAAAGATATGCTATAATTTACTAAATATTTTCCTGCTACTAAAGAAAATAATTCTTTTGAATTTTG